CTAATGTAGCAGACTCAATCCTAAAGCTCATCTGGCGAGCTCGTAAGCGGGTATATACCTGCCCATCAAACTCTTGAACGTCGTATGTGCCACGGCTTGTATAGTTCTGCGCACTAGCTACCTGCCCGTTTGGCTGATGGCGAGTTTGTTGTACCTGCTGATGTTGTGTCTCATCTTGGTAATGGTTCCACTGATGCAGGCGCTAAACGCCTTTACGCCATGATGTCTAAGGTACGCTCCGCTCGTACAGGTAAAAAGAAGCAAGCTCCAGCAGTTAATACCGCTAAGTTCTTGCCAGCATGAACCTAAAGATCGTACCTGTTCCAACACAATATATCGCACAGATGTGGGCGCAAGCCGAGCCTTTTATTAAAAGTGCTGAAGAGAAGTTTGGTGGAGCAGAGTACACATCTGATCAGATCAAGGTCTATTTGACGTTAGGTCAGTGGATGTTGCTAGTGGCAGTAGATGAAAGTGAAGTTATGCACGGTGCTGCAACTGTTTCGTTTATCAATTACCCTAACGACCGTGTTGCATATGTAACCGCAATAGGTGGAAAATTAGTATCAAACCCTGACACATTTAGGCAAATGTCGGATATATTCAAAGCTAACGGTGCAACCAAGATTCAAGGGGTTGCAAAAGAAGCCATCGCTCGTTTATGGCAGCGCTTTGGGTTTGAAGAAAAAGCTATTTTGGTGGAATATAAATTATGAACTTCTTAAAATTCTGGGTATCGTTTTTTACCCCTATCTCATTTAGCTTTGGTGGAGGCGGTGGCGGTGGTCAACCGACTACTTCAACTACAAACACTTCGAACTTACCTGAGTACGTAAAACCGTACGTCGAGAACATGTTGTCGTCTGCACAAACGCAGATTTATAACGATGACATGACTACATTCCGCCCTTATCAGGCGTATAGCTCTAACGTAAATGACTACGTAGCAGGGTTTTCCCCACTACAACAGCAGGCTCAGCAATCTACTGCACAGCTCCAGACCCCTGAGCAACTACAGGCTGGATCACAATTAGCTGGTGCGTCTGGTCTAGGCGCTTTGGGTTTAGCAGGTCAAGCTGCTGGTGCAGGCGCTAACTACGCACAGCAAGCCACCAATCCTTATGCTACCCAAGCGTACATGTCTCCATACATGCAAAATGTGGTGGACACTCAGAAACAATCCGCTCTTCGTGACTATCAGATTGCTGAACCAATGCGTGCTAAGCAAGCTGTATCTGCTGGTGCCTTTGGTGGTAGCCGCCAAGCTATTGAGCGTGCAGAAGCACAGCGCAATTTAAATACCCAGTTGCAAAACATTCAAGCTACTGGTACACAGAAAGCATTCGAAGACGCACAAAAGCAACAGCAGTTTGGCGCTAACTTAGGTTTACAGGGTATTGGCGCTGGCTTACAGGGTCTTGGTCAAGCTACTCAAGCGGGTACTGCTTTAGGTCAATTAGGTACTGCACAACTCGGTGCACAGACTGGCATTATCAACGCTCAGACTCAACAAGGCGCTCAGATGCAGGCTGCTGAGCAACAGAAGATTAACCAAGCTATTCAAGATTACGCTACTGCACAACAGTATCCGATGATGCAGCTCAGCATGATGAACTCATTACTACGTGGATTGCCGATGCAATCTACTACCACCCAGCAGTATCAGGCTCAACCCGGTACTGCACAACAAGCTCTAGGCTTGGGTCTTGGCGCATTAGGCGCTTATAAAGCGTTTGGAACTTAAGGATTAACATGACACCTTCTATGAACATGGGCGCCCCAAAGGGTACACAGGCTCCAGCAGCAGGCTTAGCCGCTATCGCTCAACCAGCACAAGCACCTAAAGGTAAAAGCCCTGAGAACATGGGTCAGATTATGGCGTTGGCTCGCAAAATGAGTGATGCCCAGCTGGCTGATGTATTGCAGGGTAAGAGCCTTGATGTTCCACAATTTGCTGCTATGACTGAAGCTATGGGGCGTAAGCAGTTACGTACTGCCGTTCAAGGGCAACAAGCTATGGCGCAGGCTAAACAGCCTAGCCTAAAAGAAAAGTTCATGGCGGATCAACAAGCCGAAATGATGCCGCAGATGCCTGCGGTTGATACTATGGGTAACGTTACTGGTTACGCAGGTGGTGGCGCTATTGATATGAACGAAACCGCTGATACCGGCGGTGGTATCGCTGAATTGCCTGCCCCAAACATGATGCCAATGACTATGGCAGACGGCGGTATTGTTGCTTTTAACGGCGAAAAAGGTAGTGAAGTAGAAGATCGTGAAGACGAGCAAGCTCGTAAAGATAGAAACGCGTTTAAGTATGGTTGGGAAAACACCAAAGCGGCAGCAAGAGACATTTTGACTTTACCGGGTCGTGGTATAGCTGGCGCTTTTGAAACTGCGGTTACTCGCCCTGTTCGTGCTATGGGCGTTGATATGCCCTATCTACCATCTAGCTTCTATGGCGGCGATGCAAGTTCTTTGACTCCGCACATGGACACTTTAACAAGACAAAGACAAGCTCAAGCTACGGCTGGCACAACGCCTACTATCAACAGCACCCCAACTCAAGCTGAGATTGACGCTATTCGGGCAACAAACAAAGACCTTCCAGCGACAGCTGCTGGTCCAACAAAAGCGCAAATAGATGCTTTAAATGCAAGACCTAGAGTGCCCGGTGGTGCTGCTCCGGCTACCCCTCCAGCTGCTGGTGAAAGAAGCCAAGCAGAACAAGACTACTTAGCTAAGTTAGCTGGTCTTGGTGAGAAAACTCGTGGTGGTATTGCCGATATTAAAAACCAAGCGCAATCACAAATATTCCTTGATGCGGCATCCGCACTCTTAGGCAGCCGTAATCTTGCCGAAGCTGGTAGTAAAGCTGGTCAACTTGTTGCTGGTCGTGTTGGATCTATGGGCAAAGACATGCGCTCTGCCGAAAGAGAAGCTAATGAATACGACCTCAATTTGGCTAAAGCCCGTGCAGCACTTGAGGCTGGCGATAAGGATCGTGCGTTTAAATACCAACAAGCAGCTGACGAGAATAAGTACCGCATGGCTATGGTTAACAAGCCTGACTCTGGTATTGCGTTGCTCAATGCTCTCAAAGATCCTAAGATGATGGAGCTCTACCAGCAGATGAATATGGCTAAAAAGCCAACAGATGTTGTGTCGAGAAAAGATGCGTTGGAAGACTTTAACAAGTATCCAAAACTACAACGTCAATATGGCGATTTTGATACTTACTATAAGTCTATCAATAACCAGTTACTCTCTGATACAATTCCTGGACAAGGCGCGAATATTAGACCCTATAGCTAGATCGCCTGCTAGTTAACTGAGTAAAACTTATGCCATATTTGCGCTTACCTGATGGTTCCTACATGGACGTACCCGAAGGGGTATCACAAAGCGAGGCATTAGCGCACGCACGAGAAAAATACAAAGACCTTTATAGACCAGCCGAAAAGCCCGACACTGGGTTTACAGGCGCAGCTAAAGCAGGCTACCAAACACTTAAGGGCGACATTGCTGCCCTAGCTGGTAAAACCGGCTTAATGGATGTTGACGCAGCTGAGAAATATCAGAAAGAGCGCCAAGAAGAAGCTAAGCGCATCTTTAAACCAACTGAAGAAGACTGGACTGAAGCGCCCTTCTTAAAAGCCCGTGAGCTGCTTGGCGGTTCTGTTCCGTATATGGCTGCCCCTATTGTTGCTGGTCTTGGTGCGGCGGCTCTCCCTGCTTCTATTCCTGCGGCTGCCGGTGCAGCTGGTCTGGCTGGTTTAGCGTCTGGCTTACAGTTCACAGGTTCAAACTTATCTCGTCAGATGGAGGCTGAAGGCAAGTCTCTCAAAGATACTGACCTCATGGCTGCTGGTGCTGCGGCTATTCCACAGGCTGCGTTAGACGTAGTCGGCTTTAAGTATTTACCCGGTGTTCAAAAGATATTTAAATCTGTTGGCAAAGACCTTTCAGAAGAAGCAGCCAAGAAGATTGTTGAGGCGGGCACGCTTAAAACCGTAGGGCAATACGTTGCTGGCGGTGCAAAAATTGGTGGTATTGAGGGCGCAACTGAAGCTGGTCAGCAGTTCTTCGAGCGCTTACAGGCTGGCTTAAACATTGCGGACGAACAAGCCCGTAAAGAATACCTTGAGAGCTTTGTTGGTGGCGCTGTATTGGGTGGTATTGCTTCTCCAATAGGGGTTGCTGGTCGACGTGGTGAAGCTAAAGACGTTATTGCTAAAGAGCAAACTAAACGTGATGAAGCAGTTGCTGCTGCGGAAGAAGCACGCAAGCAAACCCCAGAATACAGAGCAGAACTCGAAACCCAACGCAACGATTTGCAAGGACGCATTACTGAGATTCAATCGGTTCTCAAAGACCCACGCCTTGATAAAGAAGCTGTTGAAGAAGGCAAGAAAGAGATCCGTGACTTACAAACCCAGCTTAAGGGTATTGTTGGCGAGTTAAAAACATCTGGCGCTCCAGCCGAAGAAACTGAGGCGTTTAGTATTGACCAAGCTATTGCTGAGCGTAAAGCACAAGAAGAGCAAGAAGCCGCTAAGACCGCTCAAGCAGAGAAGGTAAAAGAAGACTCACAAGGTTTTATTAAAGAACACCAAGCTCTTTCAAGCACAGTAGATTACTTGCAGACCAAGCTGCAAGACGCCATGAAAGAAGGCAAGATTGACCAAGTTGAGACATTTGGCGACCTACTGGATAAGAAGAAAGCTGAACTTGACCAGTTATCTGATATTGCACAACGTGCTGGTATAAACGTAAGTACCGTTGGTACACAACTAAAAGGCGCTAACGCAGCCCTTCGTAAAGCGCAAAACGCATTAAACGCAGCTAGCGAAGATGCTGACCTTACTACCGACAAGCGCAAAGAGTTAATCCAAAACGTTAAAGATGCGCAGGCTAAAGTAGAAGATCTTTCCAAGCAAGCTGCTGCAAGTAAAGAAGAGCAGGCTACCAGCGCACAGCTGGCTGCTAAGCAACAAGAGCGCCTACAAGGGCCTACCAAGTACAACAAAAAGACCGGGCAGTTTGAGGTTCTTAGCGATGAAGAGATTGACCAGCCGATTGATATGGCTGAGTACGAGCTTAAAGCTAATGAGATGACCAACAACCGCCTTGCTGGTATAGCGGCAGCGGCTACCGAACGTCAAAGAGCTTTTGGTGAAATGGATGCGGCTCAGAAAGTTGCTGAAGATATTGATGGCGGTAAGCTGTTTAATGAATCTGCCAAGATGCTTGGATTACCAACTAACGCTGGTAAGAATGGTAGATGGTCATTTAGTGACCCTAAAGAAGCACAGCTATTGCTTGAAAAAGTAACTTCTACGATGGACCAGATCGAGAAAGATCGCGCGACATCAGAGCAATATGGCATGGGTTTACCCGATGATCCACGCCTACCATACCTCGAACAGATTTTTGAGAAGTTAAACGAAGTTGCTGCGGTTGAGCCCAGTAAGCTACCAAAATCTAAAGTTGAAAGCCGCAGAGAACTACGCTATCAGCAAGACAAGATACCTTCAGCACAGAAGTTGTTTAAGCCTGATCTGCCGGTTGGCGAGTATACACCCAAGCATCTTGAAAAAATCCGTAATGAGCTAGATGAAATTAATAAAACGCTAGGTCTTGACGACAACTACGAGAAAGAAAAAGTAGCTTCCATCAACCTACTTAAGCGTCAGATCAAGAAAGCTAAAGCAACTGTTGCTAGTAAGACCGCTTCTGAGGTTGATAAAAAAGCCGCTAAAGAGGTAATAGCTCGTTCCGAAGCAAACGTAAAAGACGTCAAAGATAGATCGCGCCTTACAAAGGGTGCTAAAGAAAGACTTGAGCGCCGCAAAGCACGTCTTGAAAACGAAATTATTGACGCTACACTCCCGTTACGGGCAAAAGGCAAAGTACCTAAATACTTGCGTATTGAGTCTGATATTGAGACGCTTGAAGGGCAGCTTAAAACAGCAACTGCGCCTAGCGAAATTAAGCGACTACAAACTCGCATTGCTAATGCAAACGCTAAGCTAGCTAAAGTTAAGAAAACCTCACGTCTACCAGAAGGTGGCGCTAGAGGCGAGCGTGTTGTTGGAGCTGCAAAAGAAGGTACTGCGCTTACTGAAATTCAAGATGCGATTGATCAGCTACGTAAAGGTGAGTTCTTTGGTGGCGCTGCTACTGGAGAGACAAACCTTGAAGGTCAATCTCGTCCGTTAATTCTTCGTGGTATTCGCAACGACGTAGATACGCTTATCATGGCGGCTATTTCTGATATTAATATTGGTCGTCGTAGCCGTAAAGAAGAGGACATGCCCCTCGACGAGCAGAAAGAATTTGCCACTGTTGTTGAGCAAATGTTGCTAAGCAAAGCTGCTAAAGCTACTGGTTGGCGTGCTGAGCTACAGCGCGCGCCTGAGACAGAACAAGAAACTGCTATTTCCCAAGCATTTAAAGAAGCGGGCTTTGACTTTGGCAACAAGACTGCCTACGAGCAGTATGTAGAAGCTATTGGTAAATCCGGACTAACAGACGAAGATATTATTGCTAACTATGGCGAAGCCAACAAACAGATTGAGCAGATCCGCAATAACATCGATACGTTGGTTGATAAGAAGAATGATCTTGAAGATAAGATAAGCATCGCCAGTGATAGAAGCGTTATCTCTACTTACAAGAAACAGATTGACCGCCTAGCTGCGTCCATTAAAGAGGCGCAAAAAGACTACGACAATGCTAAAGCTGACTTTGTACGTGGTGAAAAAGAAGGCAAAGGCGAGATCCGCACAGGCATGCGTGAGCAAGAGCGCATCGATATTAAAGACGCCCTTGAAAAACTTAAGCAGGCGTTTGGTTCTGAGCGTGCAGTGTTTACCGAGGCTCCAGAGATCACCGCCGACAGCATGCCAGATATTGACGGCGAGCCAAAAGAACTATCGAAGCTACGCAAAATAGCCAATGACTTCTTAGAATCTACAAACGGCATTATGCGTGGTTTAGGTGAAGCGCTAAATATCTTTACCCCAGTAGAAGTGCGCAAGTCCAAGGCTATCCTTGACGACTTTAACAAGCAAAAACAAACCGCTCTTGACTTTATGCGGGACATTGCTGGCGCTAAAGAAGATAAAAATTCATTCTTTAGTAAAGTAATTGCTGCTACCAAGAAAGATAGAGACGCTGCTGAAGCAGAAGCCGAAGCCAACTCATCTGAAACCGCCGGTCCGCTACGTAAAGGCGAGACGCTTATTAATAACAGCTTGCGCCGTAAAGCAGATAAACTACGTAAAGAAGCGGATGCCCTTCGTGTAGGTATTAACAAAGCTGTTGATGAAGCCGTTGCGCAGGTTAAAGAAACTATTGCTACTGCTGAGGGCGCTGCCAAACAAAAGCTAGACGCTGACTTCAAACAGTTCTTTGACCAGTTAAAAGCCAATAACGCCGATTATTTAGAAGCCTCTCGTGCATATCAAGAAGCCCGTGACAGCTACTACACCAAGAAACGCGCTGAATCTGGCGCTGCAAGAATCGCCCAAGAAGGCACTGACAAAGAGCGCACTGCTAAGTCTATTAAAAAGAGTGAGCAAGAAGGTCGCCAAAAGGTAGGTCTTGGCTTACCCGGTAAAAAAGTTGAAGCGGTTGTAACGCAGACTGTATTAAGTAACTTAGCTTTTGCTAACATGGGCAAAAAAGTTACCACTATGCGTAACTTGTTTAAAGCTATTGACGCCGCTGATAAACAGATTGGTAAGTCTGAAAACGAACGTGCCGCTGCTGTAGCTAAAGCTAAAGATGCCTACGCTAAAGAAATTATTAAAACCCGTGCTTATGCAGACCGTGAAGGGTTTGGTCTTCGTCCGGGTGAGCTTGGTGACTTGTTTATCCAGCTTGCCAAAGTAGAATCAGGTTCTCCAGAAGGTAGAGCAATCCTTAAAGACATCGCTACAATTCGTAGGCAGGCTGAAGAAGATGCCGCGCGTATGAGTGTTGTGCGTCGTGCTAAGAAAGAAGTTGGGCCAGAAGGTTCTATTGAGCGTGAAGACAAACTTAAGGCTATTCAAGCAGAGCAGACTGAAGAAACACGACGTGCTATTGAGCGCCGTAAGCAAAAGGTCACTGAGAAGCAGCGCACTAAAATGCGTGAGGCGGTAGAGAAAGAGCTTGCAACAGCCAACGCAAAAGAGATTAAAAAAGTACCTGATGGCGCTACAGCTGCGCAAAGAAAAGCTATTAACGCTGCTAACGATAAGATCCGCATTGCAAGACAATCGCTACAAGCTCAGCTTGATGTTATCGATAACGCAGACTTTGAGGTTCTCAGAAATCGTGGCAACATTAAACGTGAATCTGCTGATAAGAACGCTATACCTAAGAATCAGCTTAAACGGCAACTTAAAGCAGCAACAGATCCTAAAGAAATTGAGCGCTTACAAAAAGCTATTGATGCGTTTGATACTTTACGTGCAATGCCGCTTAAAGGTATTGAGGCTGAAGGCGAGATAGTTGCAAAAGAGCAAGAAAAAGTAATAGCTACAAAAACAGCAGAACTTAAGCTACAGAAACCGCTATCAGAAGAAGAGAAGTTTGCTAAAACTCCGGCAGCTAAACGTCTTGAGTTTGCAAAAGGTCGTGAAAAAGAAAAGCTGCTTGCTAAAGAATTTAGAAAAGCTACTAAAGAACTTGACGTTGAAAAAGAAGGCTACGAGGCTGCCGGTATTACTGAAGCTGAGTTTACAAAACTTACCCGTAGAGCTGAAGAGCAACGTCTTAACTTTTGGCTTAATGAAGTTGAAGACGCCAAGATTGATATGGACGACTTCAAAGGCTTGGAAGAGGGTATGCGTGGTGATTGGGATCCGCGTATTGAGAAGCCAATTACAGGTGCAGGTGTATCTTCTTCCGTTGCACAACGTATTGTTGACAAGCTCAAGCTACCAAAAGGGCTCAAGGTTATTGTTCTTGAGAAGTTAACGCCTACATTACGTGGCGCTATCGCAGAGGGCGGCTATACAGATACTGAGATTGATGGCGTTCGTGGTGGTGTAATGCCTGACGGCACAGTCTTTATCGTGGCTAATAACCATGCAGATACTAAAGACGTAGAGCGTACCCTAGCGCACGAAATTACAGGTCACTTGGGCGTTGAGGGTGTACTTGGGCAGGCTGGTATGGATGCGCTTGCTAAGAAAGTTATTGCACAAAACGGTAGCGTAGCAAAGCTAGCTGATAAGTTAGGTGTTGGCGAAGAAGCCCTTGCCGCTTACATGGCTGCTAAACAAGCTGGCAAGTCTGAAGAGTTTGCACAAGCTAAAGCACTACGTGAAGTTATCGCACACACTGCTGAAGCAAGACCTGACAAGAACTTTATTCAGAAAGCCAACGAGTTCATCAAGGCATTGGTAGGCGCTTTCCGTGCTGCCTTGCGTAAGATGGGTATCGACCTTGACATCAACACGACTGACGTCTACAAGCTACTCCGTGATGCGCGTAAGTCTGAGAAGATTGCTCCCGGTATATACAAAGGGCGTGATGGCGAGTACCAGTTAAAACCCGGTAAAGCTGCATATGGTCCAGGCGGTGCGGCTATTGCTCGTGGCGTTGACATGACTATGGCTAAGCAAGCTCCGTTAAAAGACCGCTTGTTCCCAGCTAACATTGGTTTGTACCTAAAGCAGAAGTTGGTAGCCGGTTCAGCTAGTCTAGAAAAAGTCCTTGAAATCAAGGGCATGAAGAACTCATTAGTTGCCAACCAGCTTAAATACTATATTGCTCAGCACGCACAGCGTTTTACTATTGCAGGCAACGCACTGACTATCGGTGTGCCTGTATTGCGCCAAGAAAAGGGCGGTAAAGGGCATGTGCTAGAAGCTAAACCGGGCGCTAACTTAAAGAGCCTTGCTGAAGTTTTAGGCAGTATCGGCTGGGGTAACGCAGAAGGTATCCGTAACGCATATAGCCTATACCGTATTAGTAAGCGTGCTAAGAACGTTGGCGTAGACAAGCTGAACTTCAAGAACCCACAAGAGATGGCGAAGATGCTCAAGGAAGTCGACGCCCTCGTTGAAAACAATAAAGCGCTCAGTGAAGGCTTTAAGAAAGCCGACAAGATCTACGACCAGTACAACCGTGACTTGATGAACTTCTTGGTTCAGACTGGCGCTCTTCCTGCAGATAAAGCCATTAACTTGGTTAAGAACGATGACTATGTGCCGTTCTACCGTACAGAGCAAGATGGCACAGTGGTGCTAGATTTAGGCGGCGCTTCTCGTGTCCGCATCGGTAACTTAAAAGACCAGCCTTACTTAAAAGAGTTGGTCGGTGGTGATGAGCGCATTGTCGACATCTACACAGGTGCGTTGCAGAACACCAACATGCTTATTGATATGGCGTTGCACAACCTAGCTTCTCGTAACGTCGCGTTTACTTTGGCTGACTTGGGCTTGGTAGACGTTAGGGGTGAAAAAGGTAGTGGCATTCGTTTAGGTAAAGGGCCAGCAGGCGAGAGAGTTATTCGCTTCAGTGTGCAGCCAGACGAGAAGTACGATAAGAAAAACAAAGAAGGTAAAGTAATTGAGAAAGATGACGGCTTCCGCCACATCATCGTAAACACCGAAGCTACCGGTATTCCGTCCGAGTATTTGGTTCAAGGTTTGGCTGGGGTTAATACTAGCGTGCCTACCTTGGTTAAGGGCATGGGCTTCTTCTCACGCACTTTACGTTCTTGGGTAACTAGAAACCCTGTGTATGCTGCTCGTCAGATTATCCGTGACCCGTTCACAGCGACTATGGCTAGCGGTGTGGATACCATTCCTGTACTGACTTCTCTCAAAGCAATGGGTAAATCCATTGGCAGAATGCGTCGTGGTGAAGTTGGTACTAGCGAGATCGAGCGTTTAGGTTTGGTCAGCAGCAACGTGTTCACCGGTACGTCTGAAGATATGCAGAAGATTCTGTTACAGATTACTAGCGGTAAGGGCGGTTGGGAATCCTACTTGGCTAAAGCTGACGCCTTGGCAGCGCAGGGTGATGCGGCTACTCGTGAAGTTGCTTTCAATAGCTTCCGTAAACAAGGCTTGTCTGAAATGGAAGCAGCACTGGCTACTTACGAAACTATGCCGTTTACTCAGCGTGGTACATCGTCTAGCTTGTTTTTGCTATCCACAATGGTGCCGTTCCTAAACGCACAGATCCAAGGTCTAAATGTGTTGTACAACGCGTTCACAGGAAAAGCTACCTTCCAAGAGAAGCTACGTATTAAGCAAAAGATATGGCAGCGAGGCATGATGATGTTTGGTATGTCTATGGCTTACGCCCTGTTGATGAGCGATGACGAGGCTTACCAAAACGCTAATGATGATGAGCGCTACAACAACTGGTTTGTGTATGTACCGGGTATTGATGAGCCAGTTCGTATACCAGTTCCGTTTGAATTGGGTATTCCATTCAAGGCATTGCCAGAGGCTATTGTTAACGTAATGCGTGGCGATAGAACTGCCGGTGAAGCTGTGAAGGCACTCAGCAAGATGATTCAAAACTCTGTACCGCTTGGTCCTACATCTATACCGCAGGCTATCAAAGCGCCAATCGAAATTATTACCGACTACTCGTTCTACACAGGTCGCAGTATTGTTGGCGATCGCTTAGCAGGTCTTGACCCAGCCGAGCGCTTTAACGCTAATACTTCTGAGTTGGCTAAGTTTATCGGTAAGGGTACAGGCTCAATCCCGTTCTTTGGCGAATACTTGTCTCCAGTTCAGCTTGAGTACATGTTGCGTGGCTACACAGGTAGCTTGCCTTTGGCTCTTGCTTCTATGACTAACCCATTGCTTGGTAGTTCAAGCGGTGAGAAACCAACTGCTCGTGCAAGTGAGTTGCCTATTGTAGGTTCGTTATTCCAGTCTAAAGATGCTACCGGTCTTATCAACCGTGCATACAAAGATATGGAAGCCATCAACCGTGCGGGTCAGACATACAAGAAGCTGGAAGAAGAAGGCCGTGATGAAGATGCCGCATCCTACGCCGATCGCTTTGCTGATGAGTTAAGCCTTGCTCCGTTAGCTGGTCAGTTTAAGCAGAGAATGGGTGAGTTGGCTAAAGAAGAGCGCATGATCAAATCTAATCCGAACATGTCAGGGGCACAGAAACGTGCTGAACTTGATGCGATTCGTCAGGATAGAATTGCGCTGGCTAAAGAGCTGACTACCGAACGCGCTGGAATATAACGCCTATCTTTCCATCGAACGTACCAAAATCAGCTTTACCTATGATGTTGTAGTGAAGGGCCGCACTAAGCCCTTCACTTTTTGTCTCCTCCAACCGTAGCGTTGGCACAAAGAACTTCTGTTTAACTTCTAGCTTTTGCCACGGATAGTGCACTTTAACTTTCTTCATCTTCGTGTATCGGACGTGTGATCTGCATAACATTCACACGCATGGTTGGACCACGTGTCTTGGACAACATGTCTTTGCGCAGGTACTTGATCTTGTAGTTTGGTAACTTCTCAAGCTGTTCTCTGAAGTCTTTGTAGCCGTAACTCATAGCTACACAGTGCGCTTTAAGCAGTTGCTCTTCAATGTAGTAATCAACATGCCCGGGGGTAAAGCCGTGCTCGACACGCCCAGCAATATCAGATCGGGTCAGCGACTCATCAATACTTCCATTACCGCCTAGCGAAGCGTCTAGTACCCCGTTAATGAACTTAACAACCACGAACTTACCAAAGCGCTCACGAGTATAGGCGTTCAAGACATCTTCAGCATTGCGCTTGCTTCCATGAATAATGCCACGCGCGCTGTACACCATCATGCGCATAACTTCTACGATAGGCTTGATAGGGATGTCGATCAGGTTAGCGTGCTTCTTACCAAGGATTTGCAGGATAGCGATGATACAAGCATTGCCGGCAGTCCAGTAGCGCTCGTCATCGTTGGCTTCAAACTCTACCTCAAGGTCAGCCTTGGCTTTAGCCAAAATCTGCTTAGCCGTTTCACGATTCTTAACTAGCCAGCGGATCAATTCCATACCAACTACGCCAAAGTTATCCTTAAGTAAGCCTAGCGTCTTGCCCTCTTCGGAAGTCCACTTCAGCTTCTTGTTCATCTGCAATTCAAGGATACGGAACATCTCGCCCTGTGAAGCGTGCTTACGTGCGCCTGACAAGTAGTCCATAACGTGCGTATTGGATGAGAGCAGTACAAGCAGTTGCCAAGTAGAGGTATTGATACGCTCCTCATTAGAGCCCTGCTTCATACGATCCTTGCCCTTACCCTGCGTTAAATCTAACAGGAACTCAGGCAACCACTCGAAGTCATCACGGCTCTTACTGGTGGTCTCGTCAATAATGAATGGCAAGCTGTTAAGCAAACCCTGACGCTGTTGCGATGCAACAATAGATGTGCTCTGTGTTACACGATAACGCTCGGGATGACCAAAGAAACTAGCAGCTAACTCAAGGGTCAATGACTTACCAGTACCAGATTCCGAAGAGCCCAGATGGTATACACAACCGTTGAACTTGGTGAAGTTCATTAGCAAACTAGCTGGTCCAACTAAAGCCATTGCCAATACCTGCCACTCTTCCTTGGCTACAAGCATATTGAAGACCTTGCGCCAGTTGTCTAGCGTGCCGGTTGGTACTGTGGATTGGTTGATGTTCTCTAGCGCTGGGGTTGGTACGTATACTTCTGTGCCGTTCTCAGAGATGATGCGGCTGTTATATACGAACGTGTTGTCAGCTTGCCAGCCACAGTTGTTTGGTACTTTAACTGCCCGTTTGTTGGCACTAATAAACTCTACGCACCGACGGATGTAGTCAAACAAGTTCTTGTCATTGCCCGAACCGAACGAAGCAATGATGTTCTGATTGGCTAGCGCCTTGACTGTTTCGTCTTTACTGACAATCGATTTCTGTGGAATCAGGATGTCGACTGCGCCTTCGGGACGGAAAGCCATTAGGTGAACTAGGTGGTCTCCGTTATTATTAAGAACATCTACTGCGAACAAATCGTAGGGGAGAAGCATTACCTGCTTGCGTGATTTACCGCCCTGCTCGTCCTCTACCATGCGATCCATAAACACACCGCCGTTGGTACCAAACGCAAATCCTTTAGGTGGAGTTGGGCGTGTAATCTTAATTGCTTCTGCTTCACTTACTTCGTCTACACCAGCACGCTCCACAACAACTTCCTTAGCCTCAACCTCAACCTTGATCTCACGCCCTAAAGCTAGTGGGTTGGTGATGTGTGAGAAGTGGGGGCATTTATCGCAGATACCGGGGTTCGCTTCGTCAAACTTAAGGCAACCATAAGGCCCCTTGATAGCGTGCCACTTCTCGTTATGCCGGCTGATGTCATATGGGTGCAGGGCTGACATAGCCAAGCCTTCTTCTACCCCATCGTCACAGGATTTAGCTATGCTGAGCACGCCACGCCATAAGGGCTCCATACCATCTTCAGCCGCATGTGCCTTGTAATGGTTGATTTGCCCACAGCTTGTGATGTTCTTAAAGAACGTAATGCTGTTCTCCATTAGCTTGACGCTATTGGCATTTGGGGTCAGTTTAGGGCGCTTACCGGGGAGTTGTAGTGCTGGTAGGGCTTCGTATGCTGCCTCACCAATCGCTTCTCTAAGGTGGGTAGAAAGTGCCTCGAAATTGAATACGTCACCCTCGGTCTTAATGACAACCTTGCGTGGTTTCTCTTGCTTGTAGTTGTGTGTATCAGGCACACGTAGGATACGGGCGACATCCCCAGTAACCGAAGCATCGATACTGAAGTTCAGCTTCTTGCACAGACGCTTTAGGTTCTCTGCAACAGGTTTCCAAACAGCAATATCTACTTCTTCCTCAAGGGGAAAATACACGTGTAGCCCGCCGCCACTCGTAACGATGTATGGCGTACCTAACTGCTCGATACCACTATCAACTAAAAACGTAGCTAACGCTTGCGCCGCTTCGGACTTCTTCTCGTAGTCTTTGCCTTCTCCACAATCAATATCCAAGAACAACGACTTCATCTTTGAAGCGCTATCAGCCGTGCGCTTCTTCTCGTTAAAGGATGCTAATGCGTAGAAAGTGTTGTAGCCCTTCCCATCAAATGCCATTGCGGCGTTATACAGTTCGTCAATCGTGTTGACGAATACATGTTCTTTTTTAGCTGTGCTAAGTTCTGCGGCGCAATAAAGTCCCGAAGTCGGTAGCACAGTCGCTAGGAATTCCTGCGACGTCATGTGAAACCTTTCGAGTTAGATTGTTTTTTCGGTAAAGCGCTTTAGTAATTCATACTGGAATGAACGTGTCATCCCTAAGATGTTGTCAGCAACGGCTTCCTTAGCAAATCGTATCAGTTCTTGGTCAGATAAAGAGGCTGGATCAATGGTGGTTACGTGTTCTTTGTGCATTCTCTTAACGCCTCTTCTGATGATTTGCTGTTCTGTAATATGTTCAACAAAGACTGCACGCGTATACGGTATGCGTTAGTTACTTCTGTTCCGCTAAACCAGTTGTACACAGTCTGTCTTGTTGCGCCGGTAAATTTTGCTATCTCAATAACTGGGAAATCTAAACTGATAGCCCATCGCCCCAACTGGTTGCCCAGCGTCTTTGGTGCGTTCTTCGTTGTTTTTTTAATTTCTTCTGAATAAGCCATGTTGTTCTCGTTTGTGGGGGCCGAAGCCCCCTATCCTTAAAAGCAAGTTACGTTACAGTTGCCCCACTGGTCGCAACAGGATGTGCATACTACCATGCGCCCACCTTGATTGACTGTGTAAGTAGAACAAGCCGCAAATACTGCGCTAGCTGATAAGGTCAGCCAAACCGCAAATAATAACTTATTCATCATCCCACTCCTCAACTGTCTTAGCTAAGTTACTTGCCTCTTTTTTAGGCACTGCAGTTGCTTTAGCGGCTGGCTTGCGCTTCTCAGGCTCGTCAACTTCTTCAGCTTCTACGGCTGGCTCTTCTTTCTTGAGGCTTGGCTTCTTGCCTTCAAGTTGTGGGGCTTTCTCAGCAGGCTTGGCAACAGACATTGTGACTGCCATCTTAGCTTCGGTAGACTCGCCCTTCTTAACTGCAACTGCGTACTCGTCATCTTCCAACCAACGAACTGGCTTGAAGAACAGCTTAGGTACTGCGGCTTTAGTATCGAAGCGCAACTGTGTAACCAATGTCTCAGGGTTAATGTTCTGAGCGGCGAGGTAACGAGCATACGCTTGCAATGGGCGCTTATCGCCTTCTTCCTTACCGAAGATTGATGTAGCGGCTAGGGTCAACTGCATTACGTCACCGCCGATGTCATTAGCTAACACTACGGCAAGTCGTTGTGAGAAACGGCAAGCCTTGGAGTCGCCTTGACCTGAGCCCTTAACATTCATTGGGCATGATGCACAGTCGTGCGCTTGTGGCTCTTCGATAGATGCGTCAGGTTTATCACCATCAGCAGACCAGCAATCAGGCCCTTTGGTTTCGCCTTCTACGTATTGACCAGCGTAGAATGTACGGCTGATTTTTGGTGCGGCATTAACGATAACTACATCAAGATGGCGATCATCTATGGATGTGATCTCTTTGCCATCTGCCATCAAACGGAATACACCGCCCTTGATAGAGATACGTTTGCCACCGCCACCACCTGCACCACCGGTGAGGCTTTTTGCTAATGCTGATAATTCACCCTTGCGTGCAAATGCTGGGGTTTGATTCGGATTAAAGTTGGCTAGATCGCCCATAATACTGCTCCTATTTGGTTGGTTTACGTACTGTTACTGCATACTCAGACATCGAGTTGAGACCGGCAGGCACTACGCCGGGGTTCTCATCTAAAAACATAGACATATTCTTCTGCGCTATGCGCTTCTCAAACAGGTCTAGTGCATCATGCTCTACAACAAAGTTCTTGAATGAATCCCAATCGTCTGTGTAGTAGCGTGTCTTTTGCGAGAGAATGATTGTACCTTCGTCAGTGCGCACCGAACTACTACCCAGCGCTAACATCTGATCCTTCATGGCATTCTTCAATTCTTCTTGCTTTGCTTTAAGTTCTTCGATCTGACTTTCGTATTCTTTTGTCAGCTCTTGAACCTTTGTGTATATCTTTCGATACACACGTGCTAGTTTATCTAGCGGTATTTGTTCTTCGTTCATTGTGTTGCTCCTTGTAAAAGATTATACATCACTACAAATGCTTTGTAACCCGA